ACACTACACGTCAACGGTGCTATCGAAGTTAAAGATAGTGCGACAGAAGCAGAATCGAGACTGAACTGGTTGCGTGTCAGATATAGAGGTCGTTTCGGTGACACCTATCAGGCGGATCCTTCATACGCATCTCATAACGTTTCTACCATTAAGGCACATGGTGGTGCAGGTATTATGAAATCCCTGTATGTTGGTGCTACTGGATCTGGTGAAAGATTCTCTGTTGGTAAGAAAAACTCTGGAGATACTGAGAAGTTTACTGTTATTGGCGCATCTGGAGATACAACTATTCAGGGCACCTTGCTGGTTGAAGATAACGTAAACTTCAATGGCACTTTGGATGTTGATGCAGATTTCGCTGTTAGAAACGGTACAACCGACAAGTTCTTCGTTGATAACGTAACTGGTAACACCAACATCGAAGGAACTCTGACCGCTGATGGTCATACTGAGTTAAATTCAACCTTGAATGTTGATGCTGCTACAACTCTTGGTAGCACTTTGGTTGTTACTGGCACAACAGAATTCAACAATACTGTTGATGTTGATGCTAACTTTGCAGTTAGAAGTGGTAGCACAGACAAGTTTACTGTTGCTTCTGCATCTGGTAACGTTGCAACTGACGGCACACTGGTCGTTCAAGGTCAGACAACTATCAATGATTCTCTGATTGTTGATGCTGCTAACGAAGTCTTCTCTATCAGAAACGGATCTGCGGTTGAGAAGTTCGGTGTTGATGCAGACAACGGTAATACAAACATCATCGGCACACTGACAGTTGGTGATGCAGTTCAGATTAATGACACCTTGGGTGTCTCTGATGTTGTAACCTTCACAAGAAACACTCAACAGACTCTGACTGGTTCATATGCTGCTGACGGCGCATTCCGTCTGACTGGTGGTGCTGGTATTGGTAAGAACCTTGCTGTTAGTGGCGACACAAGAATCTATGGTACTACAGAACTGACAGGTGCTCTTGACCTTAATAACTCCGCCGACATCTCTGGTGCTCTGGTAACTCATGACAATGTTACTATTACAGCAGATAATAAGTTCTTTAAGATTCAAACTGCAGGTGGCGTTGATAAGTTCACTGTTGACACTGATAATGGTAATACTGTTTCTCAAGGAACATTAACTGTTGCAGGTGATGCTGCATTACAATCCGACCTTACTGTTACTGGAAACCTCACTGTCAATGGAACAACGACAACTGTTAATAGCGCGGTCACTACTCTCGATGACCCTATTATCACTCTGGGTGGTGACACAGCACCCGCGTCTAATGATGGTAAGGATCGCGGTGTTGAATTCCGTTATCATGACGGCTCTGCGAAAATTGGCTTCTTCGGATACGACAGATCCGCCAACCAATTCGCTTTCGTAACTGATGCAACTAACTCCTCTGAAGTTCTTGCTGGTACAGATGGCGCTCTTCGCGCTGGTTCTCTTAATCTTACTGGCTCTGGGACATCTCTTGATGTTGATGCCAATGCCAATATTGATGGGACCCTGACTGTAGATGGTCAGATTGTCTCTCAAGTTACATCTGGTGCAGCACTGGTCATTCCTACCACAACTAAGATTAATAACTTGAATGCTGACCTTCTGGACAGCATGACAACTGCTTCTGCAGCAACACCAACTACTGTCGTTGCTCGTGACTCTAGCGGTGACTTCTCTGCTAATCAAATCACTGCTGCTAGTGGTGTAGGTGCTGCTGCAGGTTTCCTTGGTAATGCTTCAAGTGCAGATATCCTTAAGACTGCAAGAGTTATCACTATTGATGGTGTTGTCAACGGTAATGTTTCCTTCGATGGATCTCAGGCAGTAACCATTACTACCACATATGATGATGCTGACATTACTGCTTTGGCAGCACAGTCTGGTACTGGTTATATGGTCAGAACCGCTGCTAACACCTATGCACACCGCACGTTTGCTGTTACAGCATCTTCTGGTATTACTCTGACCAATCCTGATGGCATCTCTGGTAATACTACAATTAACGTTGCTTCTACATCAAATAACTCTGCAAACAACCTGGTTCTTCGTGATGCTAGCGGCGGTTTCTCTGCAGAAGATGTAAATGTTGCGACACTGGATGCTACAGGAAACTCCACCATCGGCGGAACACTTGGTGTAACAGGTGTAGTTACCCTTTCGGGTCAATTGAACGCTAACAGTGGTATTAAAGTTGATACTACTAAATTCACCGTTGATGGTCAGAATGGTTCTGTTTCTACTGAAGGCACACTGAATGCTGACGGTGCTGTAACTTTTGGTAGCACACTGACTGTTGCTAACAATACTGAGATCAACGGCACACTTGACGTAGATAACAACTTTGCAGTTAGAACTAATCTTGGTGTAGATAAGTTTACTGTTCTGGGTGCATCTGGTAATACATCTATTGCAGGCACTCTTGGAGTTACAGGTGCTACAACTCTTAGCAGCACTCTCGGAGTAACTGGAACATCTGCATTTACTGGTGCAATCACCGCAAGTGGTGGCGTTATCGGTAACGTAACGGGCACAGTTTCTAGTATCGCAAACCATGATACCGATGCATTGTCTGAAGGTTCCACTAACCTTTACTACACAGACGAGCGTGTCGATGACAGAGTTAATGCTCTTATCGTTGCAGGCACAGGTATCACTAAGGCATACAACGACTCTGCAGGCACCTACACACTCACTGTAACGCAAGCAGACATTGATACTGACAATGTAACCGAAGGTTCAACAAACCTCTTTACAACCGCTGCTAGGACCCGTACACACTTCACTTATGGCACGGGTATCGAACTGAGTGGTGCAGGTGAATTGTCTGTCACTCAGGTAGATATTGACACCGATAACGTAACTGAAGGTTCTACCAATATCTTCTATACTGAGGGTCGCTTCAATACAAGTTTCGCAGGTAAGAGTACATCTGATCTGACGGAAGGCACAAATCTGTACTACACCGATGCTCGCTTTGATACACGTCTCGGAACTAAAGATACTGGCGATCTGACTGAGGGTACAAACCTCTATTACACAGACGCTCGTGCTGATGCTCGTATTGCTGCAGCAACTACAGATGATCTGTCTGAGGGTTCTACGAACCTCTACTTTACAGATGCTAGAGCAGATGCTCGTATCGCTGCAGCCGATACCGATGCTCTGAGTGAAGGTTCCACCAACCTTTACTTTACTAACACTCGTGCCGAGGCATCCTTCGATACTAAGATCGCAGCAGCAACTACAGATGATCTGTCTGAGGGTTCTACTAACCTCTACTACACATCTACCAGAGCAAATACAGACTTCGATACCAAACTTGCTGCAGCAGATACAGATGACCTCAGTGAAGGTTCCACCAATCTTTATTATACTGATGCTCGTGCTGAGGCATCCTTCGATACTAAGATCGCTGCCGCATCTACAACAAATCTGTCTGAAGGCAACAACCTTTATTATACAGAGGCAAGAGTTCAGGCAAAACTTGATAACGCATTTGCTCAACTGCAAGCAATGCTCAACAACCTTGCAACTACTACCACTTTGACTCTGAACCTGTCAGGTGATCCTACACCTGGTGCTGTTGTTACTGTTGGTGTTGATAATGGTGGTGGTGGTGGATTCACTGCTGGAACTGCTGTTGCTACCTCTGGTGGCACTGGTTCTGGACTGACAGTTGATACCACTGTTGTTGGTGGTGTAATTACTGCCGCTGCAGTTAATGCAGGTGGTTCTGATTATCTCATTTCAGATACTGTAACAATTACTAACCCCAATGCTGGTAAGGTCCTCTCCTTCAACTTGGCGACCCTTACAGGCGGTTCTAACTATGTTACAGGGACTGCTCTGGCAACGACTGGTGGTTCTGGATCTGCATCTCTGACTGTTGATATCACAGCAGTTGATGGTGCAATCACTAACGTTACCATTAATGATGGTGGCACTGGATATGCTGCCGATGAAACAATTACTATCGTTCAACCAACTGGTGCTGATGGTAGTAATCCTGCAGCAGGTGGTACAGTTAATATCGCGACTGTCGCTACTAATGCAACCTTGTCCATGACTGACATCACTACGATGGAAGTCGGTGCAACTGTCACTGGTGCTACTAGTGGCACAGTTGGCACCATCACCGCTCTGGGAACTAACCAGATCACTGTTGATAACGTTGATGGATTCTTCAAAGTTGGAGAAGTCGTCAGTGCAAATGATGTTACAACTCTAACTATCTCCTCATTCGCTTGATAACAAATGTCAGCAACTAGACCCGCAACTAAAACCGAACTAAGAGATTATGCTCTTCGTCGTTTAGGATATCCCACGATTGACATCAACGTTGCCACTGAGCAACTAGATGATCTGATTGAAGAGGCTATTGATTACTATCAGGAGTTTCACTACAACGGTAGTTACAAAGCATTCATCAAAATTGAGGTAACCGATGCAATTAAAACGGCAGCTCAGACAGGATCCGCTATCTCTGGCACAGATTGGACAGAAGGTAATGAGTATGTATCACTCCCGCCGAACGTCCTCTCTGTTAATCATGTTTATACTCAGATTGGTGCTTCTAGCATCGTTCCTGGGAATATTTTTAACATCAAGTACCAAATCTTTTTGAATGATATCTATGCAATGACGCATGGACACATCCTTCATTACTTCATGACTTCTCAATATCTTGAGACTTTGGATTTTGTTACCAACTCTCAAGCGAATCGTAGGGTCCGATTCAATGAGCATCAGGGTAGACTTTATCTTGATATGGATTGGGCAGATTTGCAAGCGGGTGATTTTATTTTAGTTGAAGTTGTGATGCGTCAAGATCCTGATACTTTTACAGGAATGTATAACGATTCCTGGTTGAAGGACTATGTTGAAGCATTGTTTCAACAGCAATGGGGTCGCAACTTAAGTAAGTATGATGGTATTCAAATGTTGGGTGGCGTCACACTTAATGGTCGCAAAATCTTAGATGATGCGTCTAAATTTAAGGAAGACCTTGAAGAACAAGTTCGTTCTACTTACGAAATTCCTCCTCTGGATCTGGTAGGCTAATATGGCATTTCAAAACTCCCCAGCACAAGATTACGTTTTTAGTAATCACTCTAGTTTATTGAACGCAAATGCTTCTTCTCAGGAGCAGAAGTTCATGGAAAACCTTGTCGTAGAATCCATTGAAATGTATGGGCAAGATATTTACTACGTTCCTCGCACGCTGGTCAACCGCGATACGGTCTTCGGAGAGGACTCTGATGGCAAATTTGAAAGTGCGAGGGCGATCAGGGCATATGTCAATAATGTTGAAGGATGGGAAGGACAAGGCGAGCTTCTTAGCAAGTTTGGAATTCGCGTCGAAGATAAGACGACGTTTATTTTCTCCCGTGAGAAGTTTAAAGCACAAGTTGACGACCTTGAAACACTTAATGCAGAAGGAAGACCAAACGAAGGAGATCTGATTTGGTTCCCTATTACAAAGCATTTGTTTGAAATCAAGTTTGTAGAAGTGGAGCGTCCCTTCTATCAACTCGGTAAGAATTTTGTTTGGGAATGTCAGTGCGAACTCTTCGAGTACAGCGACGAAGAAATCAACACTGGTATTACAGAACTGGATGCTGTCGAGACTGCCTTTGCTAATGCGATTACTGTCGGTCTCGTAGCAGGTGGCACAGGAGACTTCACTGCTGGTGAAACTGTTACTGGTGGAAGTTCAAATGTCACTGCCGAAGTTAAGTCTTGGGATAGTTCTACAAGAACTCTTATTGTTATTAATCGTTCGGGAACCTTTACAATTCCTGAGACTATTACTGGTGGAAGTTCTTCTGCATCCTGGACTACTGCATCGTATAATACGATAAATAACCAAAACAGTAACTACGATCAGAATTACGATTTCGAGACTCTCGATAACGATATTATTGATTTCACCGAGACTAATCCTTTCGGTACTGTTGGATCTATTACTGATGGAACAATCTAATGTTAGGCAATTATTCATATCACGAAATTTTTAGGAAGACTATTGTTGCATTTGGAACTTTATTCAACAATATCGAACTTCGTCGTCAAGATGAAGTGATGAAGGTGCCTCTGGCATACGGTCCTAAGCAAAAGTTCCTGGCGCGTCTCGACCAAATGTCAGACCCTACTAATAAAAGGGTTCAGATCACTCTTCCTAGAATCTCTTTTGAGATCAAAGGTATTAGTTATGATGGAACTAGGAAAGTTTCACCTACACAAAAAATTAAAGTAGCAAGTAGCGGCACCAAGAATAAAAATGTATTCATGCCCGTTCCTTATAACATTACTTTTGAAGTAGGTGTCATCTCTAAAAACCAGGAAGATGGTTTGCAAATCATTGAACAAATCCTTCCCATTTTTCAACCGCATTACAATCTATCAGTAAAATTACTTCCTTCGATGAATGAAACGAAGGATGTTCCTATTATTCTGAACAGTATTGACTATGAAGATAGTTATGAAGGCGACTTTGCTCAACGTAGAGCGATCATCTACACATTAGATTTTACTGTAAAAACATATCTCTACGGTCCTGTTACTGAGTCTGCGACTATCAAGAAGGCGATTACAGACATGTATACGAAGGTTGATGTCAATAAAGCACCCAGAGAAGTTCGATATACAGTTACACCCACTGCTCTGCAAGATAGAGATGGTGTAGTTGTAACTACGTTGACTTCTGCAACTGATACTGATGATAATCTAATCGCTGTTGCAGATGCCTCTAGTATCAGTAGATTTGATAGTATCTACATTGATACAGAACTCATGAGAGTTACTAAGATAAGTGGTAATAATTTGACAGTAGCCAGGGGTCATGAAGATAGTGCAGCAGCAGCGCACGTCAATGGATCAAACGTGTACTTAGTCAATGAACTTGACGCTGCATTCCTTGATTCTGAAGATGACTTTGGTTTCGGTGAACTCAAGGCAGAGTTTACTGATTTGAAGAAGCGCAATCCGATTAGTGGACAAGACGAGGCAATTTAATGGGAACTTTTGATGGTCTGAATGATGCTTTTGGAACAGAACCTTCTGAACTCCAGAAGCACGTTGATAATGTAAAACCGACTTTAAAGAAGTCTGAGACAGAAGATGTCAAGCAAGACTATGAGATTAGTCGTGCTCAACTTCACAACTTAGTAATGAAAGGACAGGAGGCAGTAGATGGAATACTTGATGTGGCACGAGCGTCAGATCATCCTCGTGCTTATGAAGTTGCAGGTCAACTTATTAAAAACGTAGCAGACACTGCTGATAAGTTGATTGATCTTCAAAAGAAAATGAAAGAGTTGGATGCTGATGAGAAAAAGTCTGGACCATCTACGGTTAATAACACTATGTTTATTGGCTCTACAGCGGAATTACAAAAGATGTTGAAGAAGCAAAAGGAGATAAATAATCAGGACACGAATTAATTAACACGACATGTCCGTAATTAAAGTTTTAAGCACTAATAGTGTTGCTGCAGGCAGTGAGTATCAGGTTGTACAAACTGGATTCTATCGAGTGATTGCAACTGCTGGTGACGCAACTATTTCATTTAATGGTGGTCCTGCTATCACAATCCTTCAAGATCAACCTCTCTTGATCAATTCTGGTGTTAAACCTGGTCAATCACGAGTTGTAAAAGCAACTAATGCTGCTACTGCAGTTTATACTCTAGGAACAAACCTGGGTGAACTTAGTGATACCCATCCATTCTCTTCTGGAGATTTTATTGCTGTCGAAGATGACTCAACTTCCCCTGCAATTGGCAGTGACTTTTTATCTGCTGGTACCGCTGGTAAAAAAATCACCGCAGCAACAGGTAGAACAATTACAACTGACGTGGACGCATCTGGTGCAGGTTCAGATTATACTTATGCTTACAGCGGTCCTCAAGCCGTCGTCAAAAGAGCAATAAAAATTACTGTTGCAACTAACACTTGCATCGTAGAAGAAATTCAGAGAATGTGATATGCCAACAGTTAATCAGGAAGCAGATAGAATCATGAAGGGGATGAAGAAAAATCATCATCGCTTCAAGGAACTTTATGGCAAGCGTGACAAAGAAGTCATGTATGCCACCGCTAATAAACTCGCACAGAAAAAACAAGTGAAACAAAAAACATGGAAGTCTGGTGATGGTTTTAAAGAGGAAAACAAAAGTGGTGATTCTTCTTTGCGTGACTGGTTTAGC